CAATTTTCAAGATCTATTCGCGCGAACACGGTTCGACCATATTAGTGAGTGTCACCCTGAGTGACCATCACGCACTGTGACGGGCGGTGGTGATCATGAGTGTGGCCGACATGATCGACGCCGAGCTGAGTGACCTCCACGCCGACGAGACCTCGCCTGGCATGGCGGCTGTTGCCCGCGCCCTGGCCAGGTCGATCGACGACACGGACGCCCTGACCGCGAGGGCGGTAGGTGCCGACAAGCTGCGTTCGATCATGGCCGACCTGCGCAAGCTCGCACCTGTCGAGACGAAGGGGGACGCGGTCGATGACATTGCTGAGCAGCGAGCGAAGCGCCGAGCGGCGGCCCGACAGCAGTCCGCCGGCGGCTGACGACGGCACGGTGTACGGCTGGCAGACCCCGCCGATCCAAGTCGCTCCCCCAGCCGTGACCAGCGCGGGCCAGGAGGCCATCGACCTCGCCGCCCGCGCCGGCCTGAAGCTGGACCCGTGGCAGCAGCACATCCTGCGCGTCGGCATGGGTGAGAAGTCGGACGGGAGTTGGGCGTCGTTCGAGGTCGCAGTGAACGTGCCGAGACAGAACGGCAAGGGCGGGGTGATCGAAGCCAGGGAGCTGTGGGGCCTGTTCATCGGCGGCGAGGAACTGATCCTCCACTCGGCGCACGAATTCAAGACGGCCAAGGCGGCGTTCAAAAGGATCGAGCGCCTGATCCGTCAGACTCCTGACCTGCACAAACGCGTGAAGACGTACCGGCAGACGGTGGGCGAGGAAGGCATCGAGCTGTACACCGGGCAGCTGCTCCGGTTCATCGCCCGGTCCAAGGGGTCCGGCCGCGGCTTCACCGGGCACTGCAACGTGATGGACGAGGACATGATCCTCGGAGATCCGGAGATGGATGCCCTGCTGCCCACGATGGCGGCCGTGCAGGACCCGCAGATCTGGTACCTGGGAAGCGCTGGCATCGGCGCCCCGTCCGTCCAGCTGGGGCGTCTGCGCCGCCGCGCGCTCGCCGCTCTCGAGGCCGGCCGCCCTGACCCGTCGCTCGCGTACATGGAGTGGTCGGCTGACCCGCACGTCGACGAGTGCCCGAACGACTGCACCGAACACGACGATCCGGCCTCCGACGAGGCGGTGCTGAAGTCCAACCCGGGCGTCGGCTACCGGCTGACGCTGGAGAAGGTGGCGCGGGAGCGGGCGACGTTGAGCAGGGAGGGATACCTCCGTGAGCGGCTCGGCGTCGGCGAGTACCCGGCCGACGAGGCGGACACCTGGCAGGTCATCGGGGAGGACGTCTGGCGGGCCCTCGCGGCGGCGGAGAGCCAGCCGTCGGACCCGGTGGCGTTCGCCATCGACATGACCCCCGAGCGGTCGCACGCGGCGATCTGCGTGGCCGGTGAGTGGCGGGGCGGCACGCACGTCGAGGTCGTCGACCATCGGCCCGGGACGGGATGGATCCTCGAGCGGGCCGTCGAGCTTCACGAGAAGTGGGGGCCGCGCTGCTGGGTCGTCGACGGGGCCGGCCCCGCCGGGTCGCTCATCGCCGAGCTGGAGGAGCGCCTCGGCGTCGAGGTGGTCCAGCCGAAGGGTCGCGAGGTGGCCGCGGCGTGCGGTCAGTTCTACGACGCGGCCACCGAACAGACCCTGTCCCATCTGGACCAGGCGCCGCTCGCCGCGGCGCTGGCGGGCGCACAGCGGCGCCCGCTGGGGGATGCGTGGGCGTGGGCCCGGCGGATCGTCTCCGTGGACATCAGCCCGCTGGTGGCCGCCACGCTGGCCCGGTGGGGGCTCGGCGTCGACGTCGAGGACGAAGGGGCGCCGAACCTGTGGTGAGACCCGTGCTGCACCTGCTGGAAGTCGTGTTCGCGCTCACCGTCGTCGCCGGCGTCGCCCTGGTGTACGTGCCCGCAGCGCTCATCCTCGGCGGCCTGGCGGGCGTCGTGGCCGTCGAGCGGGCCCTGTCCCAGCCGCCACCGTCCCGTAAGGAGGCGCGGTCATGAGCCTGTTCGGGCTGTTCGAGCGTCGGGCCTCGCTGGAGAATCCGGCGGTGCCTCTCACCTCCGCCAATCTGGTCAGCCTGCTGGGCGGTACGGCCGGTGAGTCCGGGGTGCAGGTCACGGAGACCAGCGGGCTGCGGATGCCGGCGGTGTGGCGGGCTGTCGCGGTCATCGCGAACGTGGCGGCCGCGCTGCCGTTGCACACCTACACGGAGGGCACCCGGGACCGCGCCACGGTGCCGCTGCTGGAGGACCCGCACCCGGAGCTCACCCCGTTCGAGCTGTGGCGGCTGGTGTACGTGCACCGGCTGCTGTGGGGCAACGCCTATGTGCAGAAGGTCCGCAACGGCGGCGGGAAGATCGTGCAGCTGTGGCCGATCCGCCCGGACCGGGTGAAGGTCGACCGCGAGAAGCCGAGCCCGGAGAACCCGGGCGGCAAGGTGTTCTGGGTACAGGACGACCACGGGGTCCGGCAGCGGCGGACGTCCCGGGAGATCCTGCACCTGCCCGCCCTCGGCTACGACGGCGTGACCGGCTGCTCGCCAGTTCGCGCGGCGGCCGAGGGCATCGGTCTGGGCATCGCAGCGGAGAAGGCCGCGGCGAAGCTGTACGGCTCCGGCAACATGATCTCCGGTGTGCTGCAGACCGAGCAGCGGCTGAACGCTGAGCAGGCCGCGCAGCTGAAGGCCAGCTGGAAGGCGAAGCTGGGCGGGGCGCAGACGGCGCACGACATCGCCGTCCTCGACTCGGGTGCGTCGTTCAGCCCGGTGACGATGCCTTACAAGGACAGCCAGTTCCTGGAGAGCAGGCAGTTCCAGGTGACCGAGGTCAGCAGGATGTTCGGCGTGCCGCCGTTCCTGCTGATGTCCACGGAGAAGTCCACCTCTTGGGGCACGGGTCTGGAGCAGCAGGCGCAGGGCTTCGTCACCTGGGACCTGGCGCCGACGTGGCTGACACCGACCGAGCAGCGCGTGAAGAAGGAGCTGCTGGACTCCGGGCAGTACGCCAAGTACCAGCTCGGCGGACTGCTGCGCGGCGACTCCTCGGCCCGGGCGACGTTCTACCGGGCGATGCGCGACACCGGCGCGTTCTCCGCGGACGACATCCGCGAGCTGGAGGACCTCAAGCCGGTCGGCGGCCGCGAGGGCGACATGCGGCTGCAGCCGACGTACATGGCTCCGCTGGGCAGCGATCCGCTCGCGGACCAGGCCGCGCCCGCGGGAGCCGAACCCGACGATCGGGCGGCGCGTGCTGCTCGGCATCTGGCGGCCGCGCACCGGCTGCTGACCCCTGACCCACCCGAGGAGGGCGGCGACGATGACCCGCAGCAATGAGGAGCGCCGCGATCTCGCCCTGGCCACGGCCGGGGTGCAGCTGCGCGCGGCCGGCGACGACCAGGGCGTGCGCGGCTTCGACGGCCACGCCGCCGTATTCGGGCAGCGGACTGCGATCGGGAACCCGCTGACGTGGGGGTTCTACGAGGAGATCGCGCCGGGCGCCTTCACCAAGACGCTCAGCGAGGGCGACGCCCGGTTCCTCGTCGACCACGACACCCGGCTGGTCGTCTCCCGGGTGTCGGCCGGCAGCCTGCGTCTGGCGCAGGACCAGGTCGGGCTGGCCGTCGACGCGGACCTCGACACCCGCCTGTCCTACGTCGGCGACCTCGCGGTGAACCTGGAGAACAAGAACATCACCGGGATGAGCTTCGGCTTCCGCACGGTCAAGGACGACTGGGAGTACGTCACGGTCCAGACGTCCGAGGGCGACATGGAGGCCGAGCTGCGCATCATCCGCGAGGTGCAACTCTTCGAGGTCAGCGCCGTCACCTTCCCCGCCTACGAGGGCACCGACGCCGCGCTGCGCTCCGTCGGTGTGGCGCTGGCCGCGCGCGGCGACGACACCGCCTTCGACCGCCGGGCCGCACTGCGGCCCGAACTCAACGACTTCCGCCGCGAGCCGGCCGCCACGGCGGCCACTCGGGGCAGCGACGCAACCCAGCCGGGAGAGACCACTGGGGGCCGTCAGGCGAGGCAGATGGAGCTGCTCGCCGCCCGCTACCGCCTGGCGCGGTAGCCGCACCCACACCCACCCTTCGCCCCTGCCGGAGACCGGCCCGGGGCTTCTCGTGCTGGAGGCACAATGCCCACCCTGAAGGACCTTCTCGACAAGCGAGCCAGCGCCTGGGACAAGGCCCAGGAGTTCCAGGACCGCGCCGCGTCCGACACGGACCTGTCCGCCGAGGACCGCGCCGCGTGGGACGAGGCCCTCGCTGACGTCGAGCGGCTGTCCGCCGACATCGAGCGCGAGGAGCGGCACACCCGCCTCGCGAACGTCGACTACTCGCAGGTCATCGACGCCACCAAGGACGCCGACGAGGAGCGGCACGGCGGCCCCGACAAGGCCGAGGCCTACGCCAACGCCTGGCGCTCCTGGGTCCGCGAAGGCACCACCGAGCTGTCCAGCGAGGAGCGCACGGCGCTGCGCACCGGCTGGGTCGACGGCAAGGAGCTGCGCGCCCAGGGCGTGGCCACCGGCGCGGCCGGCGGCTACATGGTCCCGGCGCCGTTCCGGGCCAAGCTCGTCGAGACGATGGAGTTCTACAGCTCCATGCGGGACGTGGCCGAGGTCATCACGACCGAGACCGGCGCGACGCTGCCGTGGCCGACGAACGACGACACCGCGAACGTCGGTGCGATCCTCGCCGAGAACACGCAGGTCACCGAACAGGACGTGACGCTGGGGACGAACGACATCGGCGCGTACATGTACACGTCGAAGCTGGTCCGGGTGTCGCTGCAGCTGCTCAACGACAACGCGTTCGACCTGGAGTCCTGGCTGGCCGGCGTCCTCGGCCGCCGTATCGGCCGGGCGCAGAACATCCACTTCACCACCGGTACGGGCACCGCCCAGCCGGAGGGCGTGCAGACCAACGCCGTCATCGGGAAGACCGGGGCGTCCGGGCAGACCACCACGGTCACCTACGACGACCTGATCGACCTCATCCACTCCGTGGACCCCGCCTACCGCAACAGCGGTCGGGCCCGGTTCATGCTCAACGACGCCACCCTGGCGGCGGCCCGGAAGCTGAAGGACGGCCAGAACCGGCCGCTGTGGGAGCCGTCCGTGCAGGTCGGCGTCCCGGACGGGCTGCTCGGCTACAACTACACGATCAACCAGGACATGCCCGTCATGGCCGCCTCGGCGAAGTCCATCCTGTTCGGCGACTTCTTCGCCGGCTACCTCATCCGCGACGTGCAGGACGTGCAGCTGCTGCGCCTCGCCGAGCGGTACGCGGACTACCTCCAGGTCGGCTTCCTCGCGTTCGCGCGCACCGACGGCACCCCGCAGGACACGGCCGCCTACCGCGCCTACGCCAACGCGGCCAGCTGACCCGGCCCGCCCCCCCCGTCCAAGAT